AAATAGCAAAAAGGCACCCGAGGGTGCGTTTAAAAAATGATGTAAGCATATGAAACAAAAGGATTTGTTTCGCTCGATGTCCACACGTCGACCACATTGAGAAAAACTCAAAACCCCGCATTGTCGGGGTTTTTCTTATTAGGGGGTTGGTGATTGTTTTGCATATAGTAGAAAGCCCTGATTGAACCCCTGCAATCTAATGAATAGTATAGTGATTGGTAGCTCGTGGAACTTTTGGGGTGGTAACTGTGTCATCAATAATAAATATCGAAAGCTTTATTTCCATTATAACAATATTGATATTGATACTTTGTGTATGCGTATACATACATAAACGAGCTGGTTCTTCATTTTCATTAATAAATAAAGTTGTGAGCATTTTATACTCAGGGAAAAATTTCAACTCAAATGAAATTAACAAGATATGGGAGGAGCGGGAGGATGTTGAGAGATTTAATGCCACTTTCAATACCAGAGCAGAGAACCATCAACAGATTGTAGATTTCTATGAGTGGGTTAATAAACTTAAATTGAATTTCAAAATGCTGACGAGTCTTGGCCGCAACCTCGATATGAGAAGACGGAAAATAACAAAGGTTCGTTGGTTTGAGATTGCTGTTACTGGCTCGTTGGCTCCTGTTATGGCGTTTTGTTCATTATTCATTCTTGCAATTAGCTTTAACAATGCCGCATTGATACAAATGAAAAATCACAAGGATGTTGGATGGTTCTGGATAAACAGCAATGTTGCATACTCCTTTCAAGCACCCTATGAAGGTGAGACAAAGTGGAAGATATACAAAAAATCTTGTGAGAAAGGTATAAAAAATACTGATATCCCAGAAGAGTTTAACAAAATGATATGTGAGTCATTTCAAAATGAAGAACGTGTGCTGCAAATTAATGACCTTATAGAGTCTCAACAAAACCTTAAGTTTCACGCTTTAGTGATTATGCTGTTTGCATTTTATATGTACGCGTGCACAAATGAGTCGTTGAGAGCAAAAAGAGCGAGAAAGATGGTTTATTCAAGACTTATCGAATACATGATGGACAAGAAAACACGCTGATATAATTAGTTTCTGATTTTTTGTAAAACGGAAATTTTGGTATAGATGGTAAGAATCAGTATGTTATATTGATGCTGAATGATAACCATGATTGGAGCTTACATGAGTGAGTTTTTGAAAGTTTTGCTGAACGTCCGTAGCCTGCGTGCAAATTTGCGTGATCTGCCGCTTGAGCAACTCGAAGAAGCTAAGGAAAAGCTTGAGCAAATTTATATTGAGCGTTTGGAGTCTACAGAGAAGGAGCGCGCAGAGCAGGCAGAGCATCAGCGCAAACTGGCTGAATTCTCCGAGATGCTGAAAAATGCAGGCATTGACCCTCGTGATTTGATGGATAGTGCATCGCCTGTTGCTGCAAGCTCTGGCAGCAAAACTAAACGTGCTCCTCGTCCTGCTAAATATAAGTATCAAGAAGATGGTCAGGAGAAGACTTGGACAGGCCAAGGTCGCATGCCAAAGGCTATTGCAGAGCAAGTTGCACTTGGTAAGAACCTTGACGACTTCCTTATCTAATATCGAGCCTGTCTCATAAGCCGCCTACGAGCGGCATTTTTATGTCCGGAGGGGCTGTGTGCAACAACTGCCGCGCTGCGCTTGGCGGCTGGCTTGTTCGTTGAGTCGAAAAAATGCCTCAGCTCAAAGCCCAGCTTTGGCCCTGTCCACGACTTTCCGGAATCAGTTCAACTTCATCGGAATGCAAATTTTTGCAAAAATGAAAAAGTTCTAAGTCGTGTAAAACCACAATAACCCATTGATTTTTATCGATAAATTGAAATAAAACGCATCACTTCTTCACGCTACCCTCTCGGGTGAGATTCCCACGAAAAGTAGGTTTTATGCCTATAAATCATATAGTTACTGTTTTCACTAATGCTGTGTAATCACATTAGGAACTGTATAAAAGTGAAAAAGGGATCATTGTTTTCAGTTCGAGTTTTAGCCCTAAAGCCCAGAGCTGGCGGGCTCTGGGCCTATGGTTTTGCGGTACTCTACTTTTGCAAAATTTTTCCTGTACGAGGCCCGCAGGCGGGAGCGGATGAGCGCGGATTTCGTGATGTCGATTGGCCCTTGAATGTATTCTCGGGCGTGAACCACATCTAATATTTCGCTCTGTGCTCACCCACACTTAGAATTAAATTAATAATCCATAGCGACCTTTCGAAGTGTTACGTGTAAACACAGTTACATGCATTAGCTCATGTATATTTTTAGGTGGTGCTTGGTTTTCTATTATTATAATTTGGCTTTCGCGACTATGGTTTTTCAGCAAATATGTGTAGAACTTATCTTTTAAGTTGGTATGTGATAATGCAATATCATCATCCTCCTCTGGTTCAAAGTATGCAAGCAAAGGAGAGTCAAGAACAACAATTCCTGGATGAGGCATATTGTTGATCTGACAAAACTCTAACAGTCCAATAGTTATTGCTGAATGAGTTATAGCTCTGAGCCCCTTACCCATTCTTGAGCGAGATTTTCCATCAATAATAAAATCATAACTCGTCTTGTCGAAATGGACTAAGCATTGACCGGGGAATCCCCATTCGCGAAGTATTTTGCTAATAATCAGAGCTAAGTTATGGATTTGTTCATCAGGTAAGCCTTGCTTTACTTTTTCAATTGTAGCGGTAGTTATATCCACTTTTGATAAAGTGGATTTTTTTATCTCTAAGAATTCAATTTGTTCATATGCATCTATTTTTGTTCGGATGCTAAATTGAGTTTCCAAAAGGTTGGTGAAATCCCCCTCTTGGGTGATAATTAAAGGGTTGAGTTCGCCCTTTATATTTAAATCAATGGACTCAAGTTTTTCATCAAGATCCTTTATCTCCATCCCTAGGTCATGAAGTTCCGAATCTAGCTCAAATATAGTGATCGACAGCTCTCGCTTTAATGAAAGCGTTTTATGCACCTCAGATGACGCTGCATGTACAACCATCTCTATATTGTTGCAGTCTCTGTAATCACTGTCATCAGAGCCACAAACTGGACATGCAATACTATCTAGCTGTGATAGAAGATAACCACTCTCCTCTATGGCTCTTAATCTGCTTAAGTCTGTAATGTAATGTTCTTTTAACAGTGCGAATCTAGAAAGGAGCTCCTTAATTTCTAGTCGTCTATTATCTATTTCTGTTCTTTTCGCAACGATGGAACGTTGCAACTCTAATTGTTCTTTTAGAGATGACTTTTTTTGGTTTAGCTGCTGTCTACAAGCAGTTATATTGGCATCTAGTCTTTCGAGTTGTTGAGTTAGTTCCTCAAGACTTAAATGTGGCTCCAGATAGCTGCCTTTTATTTCCTCAATGATTTCATTTATCAACTCTATAGGCTGCGTATTATCGACCTTGCTTTTCAGATCGGGCGTTATAATTCCTGAGTCATCAGCGCCTGTTAATAAGAGCTTAACGGTGGCCAAGTTAGATGTTTTTGTTACATATTGCCCATTCCAGAATGGGGTTAGTTTTTTTTGTATTTCATCCTCTTGAACTATTATTAGTCTGGCTAAATCCCGAAAAGATAAATTTACTAATGTAGATTTAGATGTGCTTTTTAAAATCTTCTTTCCTGTAAGGTTGATTAGGTTCAAAAGAAAGTATGAAATTGTATTTTTATCTTCCGCTTTGCCTTTTGCTTTTAATGTGGCTCGTTTTTCACTTCCAGATTTTAAAACTCCGAAGGCACCGCCATGAATAGAGCGACTTAATTTATATGGCGAGTCATTAGCGCTTAAGTTCATTTCAATCGTTTGGTATCCTATAAGCTCTGGAACATGGTCTAATTCTGACCCTCCAAACATATAATCAATTGTTTCAGCTAGAAATGACTTACCAGTATCAGAGGCGCCGCATACAACATTTACGCCAGTGAAAAATGGGATGGACGACTTTTTCCCCTCGCCGATAAAAAATATATTATCTATCTTCATATTGATTTTTTTATTTGAACTCATTATTTCATACCATTTTTATCGTTTGCTGAGTGGAACTGGCTAGACCACTTGTTAATGAATGAATTGGTGATAAATCTTATGCTGTGAGTTGGGAGGTCTTGGAATACGTTAATAGCCCAGTTAGCCCGTTCAATTAAGTTTAAGGAGTATTCTGAAGTAAGCATCTTGATGAATGGAGATGATGATTCAGTAGCTATATAACTAAATCCATCTTCTCCTACCACACTATCGACCAACCCTTTGCTAATCATAAGATGGAGGCCAGCTTTGACTAGGTCCTGCCTAACCAGTAACTCTCCTGCACGTAATGGTAATGGGGCATGTAAGCTTGGGGGCCCACCCACATCACCAGAATGTACAACCAAATAATCAAGTTCTACTAATTTATGAAGGTCTATTGAATCTGGAAATGATGCAGTCAACAGTGCAAGTGAGCGAACTCCTGCCTCAAGAGGGCTATTAAAGACAATTGTATAATTGAGTTCATTCATCATCATCAACCCATTTTAGTTTATCAGCATTAACTAACTGGTGACATATACCTTGTTTATCCTGTACCTTAATTGCTTGAATTAATGGATTTGATGTCATCACTAAATTAGATGCTTTTTCAAGTGTGGCTAACATTCGTTTATAGCCATCATCGTAATCATTAAGGCAAGTATCAATCACACCATGAAAAACTTCATGTTGCAAAGAATTGAATGTTCCTTCTGGAACATTGTCCCTAGCAAAGTTACGTAGTGCTTCTGCATTATAAAATCTCTCTCTTTGTCTAAGGAGATCCTTTTTTAATTTTTTTCTTTTCGTACATTCAGAATCTAGGTCGCTAGCATTAATTATTATCTCGTCAATGTGTTCAGAGTAAGCATTTAAAATTTCAGCTACATATTTTATTTCGATGTCTGATAGGTTTTGGGGCGGTATAGCAGAGATCGGCCGAGGAGGGAGTCCACCACCAAACCTTACTGTGTGATAGTTGGTTTTTGCATGTTCATTGATTAACTCTATGGCAGACTTTGATGTGAAAATTGAAAAATCGAAATCATCAAAGTAAGCTAATAAAGAGCCGGTAAGACTGACTTTACATGTTTTTGTTATTTGTGTTTCGCAGTAGGCAGCCCAGTTTTCTTTTGTTTTTAATTTTAATTGGACATGATTGCACAGAAGTTGCTCCAATGTCGTTCCTATTCCATTGGATGCAACGAAGTAGTGTTTTTTAGGTGGTTTGTAACGACGCTGAAACGAATAGTAGATGATTTTCCCTATTTCTACATATACATTCGTCGGAGTTAATGCAGATTGATATCGTTTGCATTGATAATTATCCCATGCCCCCATAAAGCCATTGTCATCTTGGAAGCCTGCTATATCTACCCCAAGATCTCCAGATCCTCCAAAGCGTCTAACCTTTTTGTATAAAGACAACAAGTAAGAGGCCCATTCCTCAACGAATTGCTCCCATTCATCTGGAGAAAAAATCATCAACCTAGATGCCTTTGTGACAGGGATACCTGTTTGCACATGCTCAACTAATGCAGCACATGACTGGGCCGGAGGTTTTATTTCAATTAGGTCGGCATCATCAATCAATTTACTCCAATCCTCTATTAACAGATAGGTTATGAGGATGATACATACATTGGAGTGGTTCGAATAGGCCCAATCAATGTGATACTTTCCACAAAATCACATTTCTCCGGAATATGTTTTGTCGGGGTCTCAAGTTCAATGTGAACATATGTAGTACAGTTATTGCCAGAGCTCCAAGGAGCGCAGCTGGCGCTGCTTGAGGGCAACTCGCTAGGCTCGCCTAACCCTGCTTCGCTGCGCTCGCTCAACCCTTCCACCGTGCCCGCTGTTGGTGTCTCTGCCACCTTGCGGCGCAGCACCCAGCCATCAAGGCGGGTTGCCTTGATGGTCTCGCCAGCGGCCACACCGACCAGCCGGATCACATCTTCCCCGTACTTGTTCTTTGCGTGGTCTATCAGGTGATGCAGCCGCACAGGCCGCGCATCCCGTGGACAGACTGGGCCGCCCATGGAGTAGGTAAACTCTTTCCAGTTCGCGGCATCGGCATAGCGGCGGCACTCTTCCATGATCTCGCTGGCCAGCGGTGCCACCGTCCGGCCTTCCTGCTCTTGTGCTCGCCCGGGCAGTCGGCGCAGCTCCCGCCACACACTGACTGGTGGCCCGCCCAACTGCTGAAACTGGCGAATGCCCCACAACGAGGCCCACGCCCTGACGCGTCTTGCCCCTTCGCTGGCCGTGGTCTCGGCCTCTAGGTCGCCTTCATCACCTATCTGGTGGCCGTCGATATTCTTGGCGATGTATTTCACGATGTACCCCACCGCGCCCCCTTTGGCTGGATCCATGACTTTCCAGTCAAAGCGGGGCGTGATGTCGCTATAGGGTCGTTTTGTCTGGGGGTGGCGCTTGCGCTCAAGGTCTGCTCGGTCATGACTCAGGGCATAGCGTTGCATGGTGCTTATCAGCTCATGCTGCTGGTCGGGGCATACAAACAGCAACAGGTGCCAGTGCGGGGTGCCATCGTGATGGGGCTCGACCACCCGAAAGCCGAAATACTCGATATCGCGGCGCGCCAGAGCGGCGCGGCAGCGCTTCCAGAGAGTGCCTAAATAGGTGTTGGTATCGCGCGGGGTGTGGCCAAGGTACTTGGGATTTTCTGTGGTGCGGGCCGCTTTGCCTTGGCCCTGCGGGGTGGTTTTCCATGGGTGGTATTGGCTTGGGGCCGTCCATGTGAAAAAGAGGCCGATATAGCCCATTTCGTCCGCTGCATCGGAAAAGCCCCGCGCTCTGACCACCAGTTCATCACGGCGGTTGGCGGGGTTGGCGATGGAGCTGGCCACGGCATCGGCCAATGACAGGGTGATATCGTGCTCCTCGTTGTAAACCTCCATGCTGTTAAGCCACTGTTCGGCAGCCCGTAGCCGCTCATTGAAGGCGCGCAGGGCAAAGCTGGAGACGTAGGGCGAGACGCCGCGCCGCACCTTGCCCAGCAGGATGGCGCAGTGCTCCCGATACTGCTCCCAGAGCTTGCGCAGTTTGCGCGCCCACCACTGCGGGTCGAGCCAGCGGGCAATGTGGGCAGCGATGAAGGTGTCGCGCCGCTCGGCGCTTTTGAAGCTGGGCAGGAGGGGCAGAAAGCCCCACGGCTTGAGGGGCTGACCACAGACCCGCCAGAGGTAGGTCGCGGGGACTTGGTGTGTATTGCCGTTGGTAGCGATGTCGAGCAGGCGCAGCACCCGCTCCACGTAGTTCATGGCCAGCTGCTCGCGGCGCTCTTTGCGCTGCAACAGCTCCAGCCGCTCGGGTAGGTCGGCTTGTACCTGCCGAAAGACTTTTACCCTGTCCAATAGCCAGAGGTTGGCCGCTTTGCAGCTGACCCCCCTGAGCACATCGGGGACACGGCGGGCGCAGTACCCCGCGAACAGCTCGCCAATGAGTTCATCGGGCAGCTGCACCGCGCCACCTTGGCCGCGCTGGATAGAGAACATCAAGAGGTCGAGCGCCCAATCAAGGTCATACACACCGCGCCCCGTCTTGAAGTAGGAGCGGATGCACTCTTCATCGGCGGGCGTGGTGATGGTGCGCTGGCTGGCGGGTGTGCGGGCCATGTCGAGGGGGTAGAAGGGCTGGCGCTGCTGGCGAAGGATGGCGACCATCCGTTTGAGGTTGGCGCGCAGGAGGGCGGCAGAGGGCTGGCGGCGGCGCTGGCCCTTGCTGGCAAATGGGGAGGGGGTTTTCATGCCTGACCCCCTGCGAGTACCTGCTGGGCGTGCGTGTGGGCATGGTGCATCGAGGCGCGGGCCAAGCGGCATTGTGCCAACAGCGTCCGCGCAAGGTGGCGGTCATGGGTGCCACTGACGCGGCGCACGATGCGCAGGCGGGCAAGGCGGGCTTGCAGGCGATAGAGGCGAAGATAATCGTGGCGCTGGGACTCGGCCCAGAATGCGGAAAAAGCGAGTCCCTCCGCTTGCTGGGCGGCATTGAATTTGATAGTGTTCATAGGCTATCTCTTGTCGTGCTTGATATGGGTTAGCTAAGGGGAGCCCCGCAATGGCTCCCTTTGTCTTTTCTGGCGTTTAGCCCCTTGTCTGTTTTTCCCTTCGCGTCTCCTTGTCGAGTCTTGTCTGACGGCTCTATCTGGCTATTTGTCCGGCGTGTTCGGCTTTGCTACAGTGCGCCCGCTCGCTCTGTTGTGATAAGCGTGTGAGCACAGGGGGGAGCCGGTATCGGCTCCCTCGTCATTTGGCGGGGTTACTCCTCCAGCTCCCGTTGCAGGCATTGGCGTTTGCCCGGACTGTCACACAGGGCCAGCAGGTCGGCGCACTGGGGGCGGGTTGAGGTGAGGAGTGCCTGACGGGCGGCAGGGCTGTCGCCCTCCAACTCCAGTTGCTCGCCGTTCATTGCCTCCTTGAGCGCCGAACCCAATTCGTTCAGCGCCCAGCGGCGCGCACCTTCCAGCCCGATGATGCAGCCCTTGGCGCGGGTCAGGGCCGCCAGCTCGGCCAGTTGCTGCTTGAGGTTGGGCAAGATAGCGGGTGCCAGCTTGTGGTCGAGGTAGCTTTCATAACATCCGGCGACCATGCTCTGGGCGCTGTTCACTGCCAGCTGGGTCTGATAGAGCGGCAACGCCAAGCGCTTCTCCTGACACTCCGACAAGCTGGCTGCCGCCTTGGCATCCTCCAGCAGTTCGGTCAGCTCGCGGTACTCTCGCGCTGCTTCCAGTGACACCACCCCGCCCATCAGCTGGTTAATCCGCCCTTGGCGCAGCTCCTCGCGGCGGGCCTTGGCGGGCGGGATTTGGGCCATCAGGTTTTTGCGCTGCTCGCGCAGGGTCACTATCTCTTGGTCGAGTTCCATCAGCTTGCTGTGCTCGCTTTGAAACAGGGCCACGTGTTCATCCAGTCGGCTGGCTCGGGTCGCAGCGGGGGCAGTCGGCACGGCCTGCAAGGTGGGGGTCAGTTGCATGGGGTTACTCCTCGGTAGCAAGGGTGATGGCATCAAAAGCGGCGTAGGCGGTCGGCTCGCCCAAGGCGTAGGTCTGGGCGCGGTTGTAGCGAATGCCCCAGCTGGCCAAGTCGTCAATGTCGCCCGCCGTGAGTCGGTGGGTGTGGTTGACGGTGAGCACTTGCAGGTTCTCGACCAGCGTGATGGCCAGATAGGTGCTCGGCATGTGCTGATGCGAGACAAAGCCCAAGTCCGCAATCTTCATGCGCTGGGTTTTATCCCGAACCTGTCCGGCCTTGAGGTGGGCTTTCTGGTGAGCGCGCAGCAGGTCGCCGCCGACCATCACCACCAAGCGCGGGTCTTGGCGGTACGCCTCGGGCAGCTTCTCAATCAGGGCATAGACCATGCTGTCGAGGTCGGTGAAATCGCCCTTGCCGCTTGTGGAGAAGGTGACCGCATCGCGCAGCACCCGCAGCCCCTCGGGGTCAGCCGCCTTGGCCAAGGCGGGCCAGCCCACCATGACATCCTCCCCGTTGGGGTTGGCAACGGGGTCGGTATTGACGGCGGCAGACTGGCCATGGAAACCGACCCGTATCAGGTCATCACCAAAGGCGGCCAAGGCCAGCTCTTCGAGCAGGTTGTTGGCTTGGCGCTGGTCGAGCCCTTCCAGCATCTGGGCCAGCTGTTGCCACGTCCAGATAATGCTGCTGTCCATCTCTTCGTATTGGTGGGCGCGCTTGCTCGGCTTGGCCGGAACCATGAAGCGCGCTTGCGCCTTGCGGCCACTGCGCAGGGTCGGCTTGAGAGGGTCAAAGCGCAGGGCATGCGGGTCATCCACCCCCAAGATAGAGACCATCCACAGGAACGGGACGGCCTGCAAAATGGCCGCCGTCAGGGCCATACTGGTGGCGTTGTCGAGGTTGCCAAAACTGGGTTGCGGCGCGGGGGCAAAGCTCATGCGCACATCGCGCAGCAGGTCAGATAAGGTCATCAGAAAGGCTCCTTAGTAGAGGCGGTAGGTGTTGGCAGAGTCGGGGTTATCACGGCGGTCAGCAGTGGGCGGGTCTGGCGGGCAGGGCATCATGCTGGCGAGCTTTTTGTTGATGCTGTCGATGTCCGACAGCAAGGTTTCCAGCTGCTTGAACATGCGGTCAGGGTCTGGCGTCCGGTTCACCCGCTTGGCGGGGACAGGCATAGGCAAAGAGGCAGGCACCAAGAGCGGGCGCGCCTCGGGCCGCTTGGCACTAAATTGCAGTTGGGTCAGCCCCGTGATGGTCGGCTGGTCGGTGACAGAGACCCCCGCCAGATACCACTGACCAGTTCCTGCAAAGTTCTCGGCCGCCTCAATGGTGCAAAAGCCGTGGCTGCCGCTGATGTTGAGGTCAATCAGCTCAAGGGTCGGGCAAAGTATCGCCATCAGCTTGAGCTGGTCGCCTTCTTCCAGCACCTTCAACGCATCGACTGACCCAAGCGGGCGAGTGCGCGCCCCCTCCGGCCAGAGCCTCGCGGTATAGAAACGCGGGTCGTATACCTCGGCCATCTGGCGCAGGCACTCGGGGGTAATGGTGCGGCCATCCAGTGTTGGCCCCGCCGTAGCGATGCTCACCCAGCCAGTTTTGACTTGGCTACTCATACCACCCTCCGCAGTGTCACCACCGGCTTTTCACGCTCTTGCGCGGCCAGTATGTCGAGCTGCTGTTGCCGCTCGTTCACGCTCTTGCACAGTGAGCCGTGCGCCTCTGGCGACAGCCCTTGCGCCAGCGTGATGGCCATCGCCGTGGCGCTCTTGGCCGAGGGGCTCAAGGTGTGGCTATAGGCCAGCGTGGACACCCAAGAGTGACCACACTCGGCATCGGTACACTGGCAATAGAGATTGGCGACTCCCGCCGTCAGGCGGTTGGTCTTGGTAATGCGGCCCAGCTGGCCGCACTCGGTGCACATCACGCGCATAGGTTCCCCCGAAGTGGCTGGACGGGTTGTGGCAGGTGCTGCCAGAGGGCGGCCCACGCCAAGGCGTTGGGCTGCTCAACGGCAACGAGATAATCAGGCAGGTGCAGGAAACGCTGGCAGGCAGGGCTGGCCAGCTTGCGGCGCTGGAGCCGCAGGTTGCGCAATGCGCAGGGGATAGATAAGATGCTCATTGAATTCTTCCTTTCCTAAAAGCGAATTCACTAACCCCGCTTGGTGTGTCAGCACCGTTAAGCGGGGTTTTTCTTTGCCCGTAGCCAAGGGTTTGCAAGAGGGCCAGCCTGCGTGACAGGCGTTGCGCCCGCAGGTCATGGCTGGCCTGTTGTTGGCGGCTGTTGACCTGCTCAACGGTCTCGCGCAGCAATTGCGCGCCCGCCATGTTCAGGGCCGCCTGTTCATCCCATTTTTGGCTCATGCCGGATTCCCCAGCCCCAGCCATGACAACCAGCCGTCACGGATTTCACGGGGGCGACTCTCGAAGGCCAGTTTCATGCCCTCGTTCCATGCAGGCAGATAGATCCAGTACTCGGCGGGGGCGGTGGGGTTAAGGGGGTTGCGCATCGGCACCACGGGCACCTTGCCTTTCTCAATCATTCCCCGCACTGCGCCCTTGGTCTTGCCTATCATCTTGGCGAAGACCTCCACGGGCACCGCATCGGAGGAGTTAATGATGGGTTCGAGCACCAGCGAGACGCGCGGGTCGCTTTCAGGTTGCGCCTTGGTTTGGCTTGCTGCTGTCATCTGATATTCTCCCTTGTTAGCTATCAGTGGGCCATAATGGGCTTTGATGGCTCAAATTGGAGTAATCATTACTCCGTTCGGATAAATTCTTTCTCCAAGGGGAGATTATGTCAATAGATACATCTGAGAAATTGAAGCTAATGAGGGAGTCTGAGAGGCTAAATCGGAGGCAACTATCTGAATTAACTGAGATTCCTTACAGTTCATTATCGAGTTATGAAAGTGGCTCTAAGGAAATCAGTATGAAAGCGGTCAAAAAGCTCTTTTCAGTCCCGCAATTCAGCAAATACATGATGTGGTTTTTAACCGATAAGGTCGCTCCTGAATCCGGTCAAATAGCACCGGCGCTCGCACACTTTGGGCAGGAAAACGGGGACTCATTCCTCTCCGGCCAGAAAATTGGCTAACGCTGCATGAGGCATTTCTCAACGAAATAGAAAGGTCTTGTTTGGGTTACATCGGAGGGCTTCGCAATGTCGATTAAGAAGCTCGATGATGGTCGTTATGAAGTGGACATGAGACCGCAGGGGCGCAACGGAAAGCGCATCCGGCGGAAGTTTGACAAGAAGCATGAAGCAACAGCATTCGAACGCTATGTGCAGGCCAATCAACATGATAAGGCTTGGCTGAAAAAGCCGAAGGATGTGAGGCGGATTTCAGAGCTGATCCAGTTGTGGTGGGCCTACCATGGACAGCATGAAAAATGGGGTGCGGAAGAGAGGGCGAAAATGGAACGGGTGAGCGATGGTTTGGGCGATGTTTGCGCCTTTCAACTTGAGCCTGCTCGCATTGCAGCGTATCGCTCACAGCGGCTCATGAAAGGTAACAAGGCCAGCACGATCAACCGTGAATTAGCCTGTCTAAGCGGCATGTTTTCCGCATTGATAGACTCAGGGCTCTTTTTTGGCGACAACCCTTTGGGGGAGCTGCGAAAGCTGAAAGTTGCCGTGACAGCCATGAGTTATTTGACTGCTTCCGAAATCAGGGCGCTGTTAGAGAGGCTGGAAGGGGATAGCCATAAAATCGTGCTGTTCTGTCTGAGTACAGGGGCAAGGTGGAGCGAGGCAGCCCAGTTGCGTGCGGAACATGTGGTTAATCAACGAGCGATATTCGTTGAGACCAAAAATGGTCGCCAGAGAGTGGTGCCAATCTCAACTGAGCTAGAGCAGTTGATTACTGGTTCAGGCAAAGGGCTGGTTTTTCCAAAGGCGGACTATATGGAAATCAGAACGGCGCTCAAGGAGGTTAAGCCGCTGCTACCAAAGGGGCAGGCGCTGCACATTTTGCGGCACACCTATGCTACGCACTTCATGATAAATGGTGGGAATATCATTACCCTCCAGCGCATTCTGGGGCACGCGAATATTCAGCAGACAATGGTCTATGCCCATTTTGCGCCAGACTACCTACAAGATGCGGTGATGCTCAATCCGCTAAGGGGAAAGCTTGAAATGGCGTGACCACATAGCGTCCACACTTTGGCCCATTTGGAGAGGGATTAAGGGGTGGTAGTGCTGTAATTTACTGAGAAATAGAAGGTAATTCAGACCGTATAAATAGCAAAAAGGCACCCGAGGGTGC